AAGCAAGTCATTGATTTAACGGCTGCTTCCACTCTTATTTGTGTTCGCTATAAGTATATTTACGCAATATGTATAACACATTTTCTAGGATGCTGGGCCTGCGCGCTCATTTTTCCCATCTATGCACAGAATAATATAATAAGAATAATTATATTCCCTAATGCATTTTTTATATTGACATTATGCATCGGCGCATATTAGATGATGCGCATCGGCACTGAGCCGGTGGAGTTAAACCCATGTCGGAAGTTCAACTTGCAACGCTGATTTTTGCTGGCCCGTTTTTGGCTCTCAGCCTGATTTTCGCAATCGGCTTGATTGTCATTTCCACATGGGAGGCGCGCTGATGTGCGCTTTTCCCGAAACCATCCAAATCCTCATGGATTACGGCAAGCTAGGCGTTGCTTTAAGTGAAGCTACGCCGGGCGCGACTTTTGACGAGGCTGTGCAGGACATCATCGACGGCAACTGCGGAGCCGGAACGCGCGTCATTGCCGTCTACCGCACCGGCCTTGGCATTGAGACAGCCGACATCAGCGAAGATATTTGTCAGGCTCTTATGAGCCGTGGCGAGCATGTCAATGACTTCTCAAGTGTCGCCAAGCAGTTTCTTAAAGACAACGGCTACGACGATTTCGTTGAAGAATTGGACAGCTACGATCCAGACGAAATGCGCGACAGACGCATCGAACGTATGCGGATTGGCTTGATATGACCGCCGCCCTTTTCCTGCTTGGCCTGCTTTGGCCGACCACAATCTTTTACGCGGCGATGGCTGCATTTGCCGCGTTTGATTCACCTCTGGGAGAGTAAAAATGTCAGTAATGAAAGCGCCAGTTGCGCCGCCAGTTGTTAGCGAAACAGCCGCCATTTTGTCTGTTATTGAACGCGCGGCTGCTAACCCGGACGTTGATTTGGATAAGCTGGAACGCCTCCTGGAAATGCGGGAGCGCGTCGAGGCGCAGCAAGCACGGAAGGCTTATTACAGCGGCATGGCTGAAATGCGCCCGGCGTTGCCTTCAATCAAAAAGGAAGGCGTGATTGACATTGGCCGTGGAAAGCCAATCAGCTTTGCTAAATGGGAAGACATAAACGACGCCATTGTGCCGGTTCTTAGCTCGTATGGCTTCTCAATATTTTTCATAACCGATGTGCTTGAAGGCAAGGTAAAAGTTACCTGTAAAGTGGCGCATGAAGCCGGGCATAGCGAAGAAACCAGCTTGCCGCTTCCGGCTGATACCAGCGGCAGCAAGAACGCCGTTCAAAGCATTGGTTCGTCTGTCAGTTACGGCAAGCGCTACACGGCTGCGGCTTTGCTGAATCTTACAAGCCGCGACGGCGGGCCGGATCGTGACGATGACGGCATGGCTGGCGGCGGCACTGGCGAACTTGAGTTTGTCGATAGCGAACAGGTCAAAGTCATCAAAGACCTGATTAAACAGATTGGCACACCGGACGCCGAAAAGACTTTTTGCGACTTCTACAAGATTGAAACAATCTTTGATCTCCCGGCGTTCAAATACGCCCGCGCCGTTGCCGCCCTCAAGCAGAAGGTGACGCGCAAATGATTGAGATATTCAACTACGACCAAAACTCACTTGAATGGTTACAAGGACGCGCTGGCCTCTGGACATGCTCAAACGCCAAGGTTCTTCTTATGAAGGGCAGAGGCGGCGGCGAGTCTGAGACGCGAAAAAAGCTGCTTTACACTACGGCTGGCGAGATCATTACCGGCAAGCCAACTGAAGGGTTTTCAAACGCCAATACGGAGCGCGGCCACGATAACGAAGGCCCGAACCGTGACCTGTATGCGTTTATTCATGATGTCACGCCGGAGATTGTTGGCTTTGTTCGCAATGGCCGCATGGGCGGAAGTCCCGACGCCTTCATAGGCTCAGATGGCATTTTGGAATGTAAGAACCACCAGCCAAGCATTTTGATTCCGATGATTTTGGCTGATGAGTTCCCCGAAGAACACATGCCGCAATGCCAAGCGTTGCTTATGGTTTGTGAGCGCGAATGGGTTGATGTGTCTTGCTACTGGCCGGACATGCCGCTGTTTGTCAAGCGCACCTACCGCGACGAAGAATACATCAAGAAACTCAGAGCGGCTGTTGACCAGTTTAACGACGAACTCGACGCGCTGGTTGAGAAACTTCGCAATTATTCGGTGGCTGCGTAATGACGGCAAGCCATCTGACGACATTGCGGGACATTCTTGAAATCGCGTTGTCTATGGCGCGCACACCGGATGAACTACTCCAATGGGGAAAGGATAACGCCGAAGTCATTAATCAGGAAATGAGGGGCGACGACATGAAGCATTTGCGCAAAGCTTATCTGGATAAAATGCAAGAGTTGAAAGAAAGGGAAATCAATGGCGACAAGGTTTGATGTTTTATCACCAAGACCCGGCAAAGACGGCAAAACGTATTGGCTAAAGGTTGGGTCGCAGTTCCCGTCAAAAGATGGTCGCGGCTGGACGGTTAAGCTGGAAGCGTTGCCGTTGCCTGACAAGGAAGGGAACATTTGGCTGTCTTGCCGTGAGCCAATTGCACGGGACAGCGCTGCGTCTACTCCCGCGTCGGGCGGGTCTTTGAGAAATCAATTAGACGACGACATTCCGTTCGGGTGAGACAATGCCAAACTGGATTCCGATAGTCAGCGACATCGACAAGCGTAAAGTGCAGGGTTGGGTTTCGAAAGCCCCGCCCGGCACCATGATTGCGTTCAGAAAGCATGATGCGCGTTCGATTGAACAAAATGCGCTTCTATGGTCGCGGCTATCGGCAATCTCCGAACAGCTTCCTTGGCATGGCGAAATGCTTTCACCAATGGATTGGAAGGATATTCTGACGGCTGGCTTGCGGGAATATCGCGTTGTGCCGGGGCTTAATCCAAATACGCGCGTTCCACTTGGAATGCGAACCAGCAGCATGAGCAAGGCCGAAATGACGGCTTTGCTTGAACTTGTCGCAGCCTTTGCCGCGCAGCATGGCGTTAAATTGCCTGACGAGGAACTTGCGGCTTGACAGACGTTGGCACCACACCGCGAAAGCCATTGACGCCGACGCAGCGGTTGAAGCTGTTTGAGAAGCATAAGGGTATCTGTGTGCTGTGCCAGCGTGAAATTAGACCCGGCGAAAAGTGGATTGATGAACACTTGCGGCCTTTAGGATTAGGCGGGACAAATGACGGTGACAATAGAGCGCCAGTTCATGTGGCATGTGCTGAAGCTAAAACGCATGGGCCAACAGGAGACATCGCCAAAGTTGCGAAAGCGAAGCGCGCGAAAATGGCTTCTCTTGGAATCCGCCGCGATGGGCCAAAAATCAAAAGTCAGGGCTTCCCGGTAAAACCTGAAAAGCCGGGCAAGATAGATAAAAGCAAACTTGAACCTTTGCCGCGCAGGAGCCTGTATCAATAATGCCTAGAACCGCAGCCAGAGTGACACAGGCCGACATAGCCCGCGCCGCCCGCGTGGCTAGACAAATGGGCGGGCTTACCGTTGAGGTGGCCCCAGACGGGACTATTCGGCTTGTCCCCAGTGAAAAGCAGGATTTTGGGCAAAATATAGTTAAGGCTAAGGTTGAAGATAAGCCATTTTTGTTGATGGCTTAAATTCCGATGACTCGCCCGCGCCCGCCATACCTAATCAAGCGGATCGCCCGAAACGGCGAAACGACTTGGTATGTCTGGAAGCGACCATTCCGCCAAATACGCATCCGTGGGGAATATGGCTCTGAAGCCTTTGTGGCCGCCTATCATGCGGCTCTTAATGGCAAGATGGAGGAAGTAGAGGAAAAGTCAAAACACGCGCCAGAGACGCTTGCGTGGCTTATTGAGAGATACCGCGAAACAAGCGCTTGGAGTGACCTTGCCGAAGCCACCAGACGGCAGCGCGAGAATATTTTTAAGAACGTGATCAAATCGGCGGGCGATACGCCATACCAAACGGTCAAAAAAGCTAGCATCGTCGCAACCCGTGACTCCAAACGTCAAACGCCAAGCGCGGCAAATAATTTTATCAACACGATGCGCGGGTTGTTTGATTGGGCTGTTGACGCCGGGTTGATTGAAGCAAACCCAACGGTCGGCGTGAAGGGCGTGAAGCGGCCAAAGACGGGCGGCTTCCACCAGTGGACTGAAGATGAGCTCGCAAAGTTTGAGGCGCATTGGAAACTTGGCACAAGAGAGCGGCTTGCTTTTGAGATCATGCTCAATCTTGGCTTGCGCCGGGGCGATGTTGCCACGTTAGGCAAACAGCATTTCAGCGGCGGAAGAATTCGCCTTGTGACAGAAAAGACGAAAACTTGGTTAGACCTCCCGGCCTCCCCCCGGATGCTTTCAGTGATTGCCGGAAGCCAAACCGGCGATCTTGTTCTTTTGTCTCACGCCGTTACGGGCCGCCCAATGACGAAGGAAGGGCTTGGCAACTGGTTTAGGAAGGCCGCTGTAGCCGCTGGCGTTGACGGGAATTGTCACGGACTCCGCAAGGCCGCAGCAACTCGTTTGGCGGAAGCTGGAGCCACCATACCGGAATTAAACGCGGTCTTTGGATGGACGGGAACCGCTATGGCTTCGCTCTACACAGAGAAGGCCAACCGGGCCAAGTTGGCGGATAACGCAGCGATGAAAGGCGGGAACAAATGAAGTTCCTATGTTACCGCACGATGATTTGCTGTTACCGCAGCCAAAATTGCCGCAGTAATTTCAATCAGTTGCAAAAGAACAGAAATAGAATGGTGGGGGAAGCAGATTTCGCTTCTTCTAATCAAATCAACATTAACCGCGTTACCGCGTCAAATAGTCAGCCTTTGATTTCTTTGCGTCTTTTTGGACGCCGTTACCGCGTTTTTCAGCGCGCAACACCCATCAGCACACCAGTTTGTCAGCGTTTAAAAGGAGTAGCGTCAATGCGTCTGATCCACCTTTTCGATGATCCCGGTATGCGCGCCGCCATAGCAGCCGCAGAGGACGCCGCCTTTGAGCGGCTAACCCGTCTGACCAGACAGCAGCGGGCCGTTCTTGAACACATGCTTGAAGGCCATCCGAACAAGGTCATCGCCCACAAGCTAGGACTGAGCCAAAGAACCGTCGAAAATCATAGAGCCGAGATTTTTGAGCGGACAAACGCCAAGTCCCTGACCGCCCTCATTCGGCTCGTTCTCATGGCAGGGTAGCTATGCACCGACTGCGAAATTTCCTTGCCAGCTTCAAACATACCGGACGCCGGAATTTCGGTTCGCCGGGACGCCCATTCGCGCCTTTGGCACCCCGCCGACCAAAGGTTCGGATTCGTATCCAAATCGGGGGCAAGGAGATCACGCAATGAACTTTGACAGCATTATGCAGAACGACCGGAATATTTCGCAGCTAACGATTGCGATTAATTCCATCATCGCTCAACAGGTCAATGACCGTCGCGGCGACAAGCCTTGGATTTATGCCGACACGCGCCGGATGCTTTCGATTGCGTGGCACCTCAATCTGGACGGCCTTGGTGAAACGCAACAGAACGGCGACCATTACGGCCTCGTTTCCGACAATCAGGCTCCGGCAAATCCGAAGCTGGAAGCCATTGGCAAGCTGCTGGCGGACGATCTGGGCGTCCTAGACGAGCCGGTTAAGCTCAACGTCGCCAAAGCCAAGGTCGCTGCTTGAAGGGCGTAGCCGCGATTATAGAGGTCGTCGCAACCGGCCTCGTTATCGGAACCGTCGCGCTAACCAGCGCGGCGCTTCTGGTTCACACGACTGCGGCCAAGCCAGAATATAGAGCCGATCTGGCCTCGCCGCCTTCCCATATTCTTTGCCTTCAAGACCACGAAGGCCGCTGCTGGATACGAGGAAAATAATGACCTACGCCGAAATGGTTTTCGACGCATCCATTGACCTATTTTTCTATGGCTTTGGAATGATTTCCGCCGTGTTCCTGCAATTCATCAACGAGCGGGCTGGCCGATGACGGATGATATTCTCGACCGACTTCGCGCGCCGCATGGATACTTTGGCCGGCTGATGCGCTGTCAGGCGGCTGACGAGATTGCGCGGTTGCGGGAAGCGCTGTCCGACGAAGAATACGTGTCCAAAGACACGAATGAAATGTTCCACGAAGTCAGGGATGAATTGAATATATCGCTGCTTGTGAATGACAAATTACGCGCCCGCATCGCGGAACTTGAAGCGGCGCTGAAACTAATGATTGACACGCAAGATGAATGGGAAAAAGGCGTTTCAAAAGTCATTGGCAAGCAGCCTAGCGTGTTTAATCGGGCTATAGACACAGCCCGCGCTGTTTTGGAGAAAAAGTGATGGGCTTTTATCAAGCGCAGAAAATAGCAAAGTTGGAAGCCAAAATAGAAGAGTTGAAAGCTGAGCTAAAACCGTTTGCTTCACTGCTGAATGACCAAGGCGATTATATAGTCGCGTCGCCATCACTTAGCGACCTTCGCGCCGCCCGCGCCGCTTTGGAGAAGAAAGATGACTGACGAGCCTACTATACGGATACGCGACGGGTCTATGGTCACGCGGGAAGAATATGACAAGAGTGAACAGTATGTCCAAGAGGTCCAGAAGGCAAAGGCCAACCGTCAAGTAAAGTCTGACAGTTCGCCGGATAGTAGCGACCTCCGCGCCGCCCGCGCCGCTTTGGAGAAGAAAGATGACTGACTACACCAACACCTACCCCGACCTTGTTAACGTCGAGGACTGGCTAAACGCCAAGGGCTACACGGGTGAAGCCGGTGCATGTCATCAGGCGATGAGCCTTATCCGCAGCCAAGAGAAGCGTATCGCTGACTTGCGTAAAGAAGCTGACATGATGCACGCCGAATACAAGACAACCCGCGCCCGCATCACAGATTTGAAAGCTGCGCTAAAGCCATTCGCTTCTTTGCTCAATGACGAAGGCGACTACATAGTAGCGTCACCTTCACTTAGCGACCTCCGCGCCGCCCGCGCCGCTTATAGGGGAGAGAAGGACTAATCCCGCCTCAACTCACACCGCTGGCGGATATAGTAACCATTACCCGGTGCGCGGGCTGACTGGATAATTTGCATAGTAGCCGGGACGCCACAAATAATGACTCCCGGCTCCGCTCTGAACGCCTGAAAATCAACGTGGTGGTTTTTATCACAGGGCTGATTTACGGCGCAGACCAGCAGGACGACATAAAGCGTCAATTCCCGCGCCCGCCCTTTATGGCGCTGATGCTGGCCTCACGGACACCAATAGACAGCCGAAGCGCCTTGAGCATTTCCAAACACTCAGCAAATAGTTCCGGCTCTTTCACATTCCGGCTCAATTCAACCAATGTTGAATATGCGAGTATGCGGGCGGAAACCTTGTCCTGAAGCATAAAGACTTGGCCATCAGGCGCTTCCATAAACTCATAATCTTCGTCCATGATCAGCCTCCCAGATTGACCCATGAGTCGCCATTATCGACCGGCTGCGGAATGTATTTTGGCGGGCGAACGAACTTGCTCGTATCTGTTCTGACATAGCCAGCAGAGACGCCCCGCTCCGCTTTCTGTAGCTGCAAATGCAATTCAGCTATCCAGACACAGGCGTCGTCGAAGGCTTCCGCTAGGCCAAGATTAGAGTCGAGCAACCCATCGTGGATGCCTCCGACCAACTCATTTGTTTGATGCAGTTTGCTTATTTCTTTGCGGGACATTTGTTCCCCTATCTTTGGAGGCTTCGTAATCGCTTCTGATGGCGTCCAGCATCCTGACGCCTATCTCCACCGTAGGAGCGCACCAAACGCGCGCACGGCTGGTTTCTGGCTCGTCTGGATCAACGATAATCAGCGCGCTTGGGTGGATTTTCTGGGGCGGGAAATTTAGCTGCTTGGCGTAATGATCGACTTGCTTGTAACCGCTAACCCGAACAAGCTGGCTAACCATGCCGTCGCCGTCGAGGCATAGCCCTTGATCGCCGCCGCTATGTAAATGGCCCGAAACAAGGATATGGTCACGGTGGCCGAAAGCCAGTTCGCGCCTCATGCCGTGGTTGATATTGTATTGCGACCGACCGGGGAAATCATGCCGCGCATTGATCCGGGTAACGACGCCATTTGGGGACTTCAGAGCGATTCGAACGCCATGTTCTTCCGTTACCCCGCCAGCGTGGCGCAATATCCAGTTCAATGGATTTTCTAATCCGCTGCCCTGCCAGCTATCGTGATTGCCCAAAACGCAAAATAAATTGTCGTGTTGGGTTAGCAACCATTCCGCCAGCATGATTGCTTCGTGAACGCTTGTGGATTGGTGAGCATATAGCCGCGCAAGCCGGCCAACCCAGAAATTCGCAATGTCTCCGATGTGGCCGGATAGGATTGCTGGATGTTTAGCAAGCTCCACATGGCTACGCAGTAGCCGCATATTGCAGCCGTCAGCGTCAACGTGAGGATCGCCCCAGACCCAAAGCCCGAACGGCCCTTCAATACGAACATCAATCGGGATAAGTGATCTAGCCTCTTCCGCCTCAATAGACCTATCTCCTGCGGCGGTTCTTTGTTCCAGCAGTTCTTCAATAGTCGGGAGCGCGCTAGGGAGCCTTGGTGCTTCAAATTGCTTCTTAACGAGATTATTGTTTTTGATGCGGTCGTGAAGCGTAGCCCGTGCTATTCCCAATTCCGATGCTGCTTTTGAAATATTCCAACTATTCCTTTGAAGCGCGGATTTGGTTTTTGCCACTTCGTCTGGCGACAAGGGAGGGGTCGGCATATCAGCCCTGTTTTGGAGGTTTACGGAAATGCCACCACTTGTGAACGATCTGGCTACCAAGCCAAATGCAGCCAAGTATGGGGAGCCATAACGCCGCAGTCTCTGATGTTTCTTTTAGGTGGAAAGCAGGGCTAATAATTGCCGCTCCTGATATAGTCGCTGTGACCTTTTCGGTCGTCGTTTCGAATAATGCGTTAATAAAATTCCAGATCGGATGATCATTGTTAGTCATTTTTTGCCCCACCCGCAAAGTTTGCCAACCGCATTATGAGCTTTGATTTGCTCCACCGTTTTAGGAGTATCGCGCTTACTCCAGTAGATTGGCCGTGCGGCATCGCAAAAGGCGAGTGAGTCAGTCTGATCTGGTAAATTCGTCGTCTGACATCCCAAGATCGGGATTGCTATTAATAGCGGCAGCAACCGCTTCACGTATCTTGACGGCTTGGTGGGCGGCATCGACTTGCGCCTTGAGGTTTTCGAGTTGCTGCGCCGTTTTTGCTAGATCGACCATCTTGCGCTGATTGAGATAGTCGAACAGTTTGCCGGCAATCGTAAAAAGACCGCCGAGAAACTGAATGATATAAACGATCATTTATTAGCCGGAGGCGTCGTCGTGATCGAGCGCATAACTGCCATCATGACTGACATCGCAATAATAGACCAACCGGCCTTCGGGTCTTGAAGGAACGAGTTCCAGTCTGCGATAGCAAGCGCGCCAAAAGCCGCCGTCAGAGCAGACATAAGATAAGTGCGCCATCCGATAAGCATGTTCGTTCTCCTAGTTGCAGGGGTTAGAGGTGCGGTCGCGCGCGATACACTCCGCGTATTTGACTGACTCGCAGCCTGTTAAGAGTGCAGCCGCCCCAAATAGAGCGAGGCAAAAGATCGCTGTGACGATTAAAAAGCGAATATCTTCCTGTCTCATGTTTCGATCTGAACGTGAGGGCCGTCCACAATGGACTTCCAGTAAATCCCGTAAGTGATTTTATCTGTCAGCTTTAGCTCTTTAGCCGCAGCCTTAAACGCTTTCTCGACGATTGTTTTATAGTCTTTCAAATCCCATGAAACAGCACCGCTTGGTTTAGCAACAAAGTCGATTGCTTTGCCGCGTAAATGGTAGCTGTTCATGGTGCGGCTTTTGCCCGTTTTGACGAGATACCGCTGCCGATCTTTTGTCCGAAGCCCTTCCGTAATCTCAAACGGGATCGGGCTGATTTCTCTGGCTCGTTTAGTTAATTTTACCAAGTCAGCGTCCACTCCACGTAGCCGGAAAAGCGATGTGCTACTCAGGGAAGGCTTATCAGTTCCCATCGAATGATCTTTCCTAAGTCAAAGAATATACGACAAAGAAAAAGGGCTGCACCGGCAAGGCACAGCCCTTTCACAAACTCTAAGTCGTCAGGTCGCACTATGCGATGACGCCAACGGTAGAGACGAAATCAGGCGCAGGCGATACATCAGATATGTTGACCCATCCGCCGGGAGCGTCATCCACTCCGGCGACATAGGCATACTGGACGATAGCGCTGGAAAAGGACGGCATTTCAGCCGGTGTGCCGTTGAGGCGGAGACGACCAAAATAGCCGGGACGCGCAACAGGCTGAGGCGGGTTCTCAGGGTCAATCGGGCCAACAATCGGCTCATAGATGACGCCGACGACGTTTAGAAACCAACCGCCGCCGGTTTCAAACGTGCCGTTGGTGATTATGTTGCCCTCAGCATCCAGAAAGCCCAGCGTTTCGGCTTCATCAAGAAGGGTTTGATAATCGCCACTGTTGAATACGATTTCCATTTCTGGCGTCCTTTAGTATGGCGCGTTGACTGCTGATTTCTGTTTAAGGATGGCGTCGGGCAGGCGTTGGTTGTAGTAGGCAAACGACCTGTAGTGGCCGTTTAGATGCAGCGTTGAGAACCCAACTGCGTAGCCTAGATTAAATTGACTTACCACCGGAGACGCCGTGACGGCTGAAACAACAGCATTCTCTCCGTTTAACGATATTCCGATGTCACTCGCTGAAACGGCAGTCCCAACGCGGAATGGTGAGCTTGTTGTCACTGTTCCGACTGATGTTGCAGAGCCTGCCGCCGACCCACTAACGACATTGGTGGCTGCGAATTTGTTAGTTGAAGCCCTCGCGATGGATAATCTATTATTTGTCGTCCCATCAGATGCGTTTGCCAAAAACACAGTAGTCCCGCTTGATGCTGAAGTATCAGCTTCTGCGATGATAGTTCTGGCTGATCCAGTCCAATAGCTAGAGAACGCTGCGCTCGTCCATCTCACAACATCAGCCACTCTCGTAACACTGGCAGTTGTCGTGGGGATGTAGCTGGTGGCGAAAGCGCCTGCTTCGAGTTGTGCGCCGAAAGCTAGGAAATGATCACCTATCGTTACAGTTACAGCAGAAGCGAAACCAGCATATACGGTAATCAAATCTCCCGATGTAATCGCAGAAGATGTAAGTGATATTCTCCACCAACCATTACCAACATAGGTTGTTGTAGCACCAGTGCTTCCCGCACTGTAGGTAAATGTGCCATCACCATAATTTAGTATAATACCAACGAGGTTTGTTGCTGTTGTTGTGTTTCTGAACAGAAAACGATTTCCGATATTGTTCGCTGTTCCTGCCTTTGCGTATATCGTATATGTGTGTGCGCCTGTGCCTGTGGTGGTAATTGCTTGCGTAAATGAGGTAGTGGTTACAACAGATGCCTCAATTTTTGTCGCGTTTTGTGCGCCATCTGGTGAAATTGCTGCGTTTGTAGTGCGTGTTATATTAGCAAGACCGCCCGTCCAACTATTAACAGACACACAGACATTAGCCCTACTCTCCTCAATCAGCATACCCCTCGCCGTCGCAGGCGTAGTGGACGGATCGTAGTCATAGCGCGGCTGATACACGGCGGCGGTGGTTGTCGCGATGTAGGCGCGGGGTTGCGTCTGGTAGGTGACGCGCTCTAACTGTGCGCCATAGATTAAAAGGTCAGCAGTGGCGTTAGCCACGTTTCTGGAAATGCCGATAGATTGAGTCGCACTTTGACTGAAGACAAACGAAAATCTCTGCCAATCTGTTGTCGCGGTAAGATCACTCGTCAAAACGCTAGATGCGCCAAATAGCCTAAATGTTTGGCTTGCACCCGTATTAGATTTAACCCAGAAGGAAACAATATAATCGCCAACAAGGGCCATAGATTGTGACAGAGCCCATACGCTAGTTGTTCCCTGTAGTCTCCATGCGGCAGTTCCGCCAAACGGGTCTGCCTGACCGCTGGTTAGCGTGACGCCTGAAGCTGTCCATGATGTATTGAACGTGTTGCTCTGGAGAAACATATTCGCCGGAGCCCAAGTCAGCGTCCCGGTGCTGTCGTAATACATACGGTTGCCGGTAGTTCCACTATTGTCGATCCACGACGGCGTAGTAATATCGCCAGCGTAGGCATTCGTGTATGCCCGCAGCGACGTGACCCAGCCAAATGTCGGCGGGTTGATCGTTGTGTCGCCGGAAGTAACCACAGTCTCAGGGAAGCTGCTGGAGACGCCGGTTTGCTGGTCGATCCAGTAGGCTTCCACAAGGCGGTTGGCGTAGCCTGAGATGGTGAAGGCTTCTGCGGCGCGGGCGACTGTGGATGCTACCGTAGGCACATAAGACGACGCAAACGCCGCAAGTTCAACCTGTGCGCCCCACGCAAACAAACCAGACCCATTGGTGCCAGCAAATGAGAATGTGCCGTCTGTGGCGCACGAGAATATCTGGACAAGACTGCCACCAGCGCCAACAAAGAGCCGTGAAACGGTGCAACGATACCAGCCATTGCCCACAGATTGAATGGTCGCAGTTGACCCCGCAGCGTTAGTTCCGACAGCCCCGGTAGACAAATTAAAGAATGTCGCATACCCGGTTCCTGCGCCTGCATCAAACAAACGCACGCAGCCTATGGACCGTTCCGACGCTTTCAGATACACACTTGCGGTGTAATAGGCCGCAGATGACGTAAATGTTTCTTGTGGCCCATGAACGCCAGCGGTCGTATCTTCGACAATTTTATCCGCAGTCGTAGTCCCGTCTGGCGACGTAGTAGCATTGGCAGTAATAGTCGAATTGGTTTTCGTCCAAGCAGCGTTATCAAACTGCTCACTATACGTCAGAAGGTTCGTCCGCGTCCCCTCAACCAACAGTCCCGTTGCAGCAAGCGTTGACGGGTTGTAATCAAAGCGCGGGCCATAGTAGGCGGCAGACGTGGTGGCGACGTAGGTGGAAGGCGTGGTCTGGTAGGTGACATACTCAAATTGGGAGCCGTATACATAAAGGCCAGATGTGCCATCGCCAGCATACGTTGCCGCGCGGGCAGCCGTGGTGCTGGTTTGCATAAACAAATATATAGCGTCGTTTCCGCCGTTTCCTACCGTCGGGACGATTTTGATTGAGCAGCGGTAAATACCAGACCCGACAGATGAAATTTGCGCTGTGCAATTACTTGAAGCCGTAACAGTGCCAACAGACAGATCAAAATTAGCATACGCCGGGTTAAGAAAAGAGCTACCCGGCAACATCTGCAAAACAGAACGCTCCGCTGCTTTGGCGTAAACGCTGAATATGATTGGCGTGTTTAACACAAAAGGCATTAACTTGCCGATGCGTTGATTAGTTGTCGTGTTTGTTTCTACCAGTTTTGACATCGACAACGTGCCGTCTGGGCCAGTTGCTGCGTTCGGCGTTACAGTAGAAATACCTCCAGCTACAGCCCATTCAGCCAAACTAAATAAGTTTGAACTAGGGAATAAATTATTCGGCGCATACGTCAGCTTGCCGGTGCTGTCATACAGCATCGCGTTACCGGAGCGGCTGATGGAGCCGCCAGACGGCATAGTTGTAAGAGTTGATACCGTCTGCCAATCATAAAGGTCTTTAGCAAAAACAGAGGACACTTCCGGCGTCGGATAACTGCGATTGCTAAGGACTAAGGCTGACGATCCGCTCATAAAAAAGCGCGCCAGTTTCCTAGCGCGTCCTCTGGTAAGTTAATGTTGTATTGACTTAGAATTAGCTAAGATTTGCGCCGCTAATGACCCAAGTCGTCGTGCCGATCTTGATCGCAGAGGCCATACCATAAGCATCAAGCGTTCGGCTTCCCGTAGTCGCCGCAGCGCCGGCTAGATACATCGTGTCAGTATTGATGGCGATTGTGACTACACCGCCAGCATTTATGAATGTAATGACAGTTCCGACAGGATATTCGACACTGGCATTAGACGGGATCGTAAACGTCCGCGTCGTTGCATCAGTTGATGGATGCAAAATGTGCGTTCCAGCATCGGCAAGCGTCAAAGTATAGTCTGCGCTTTTGCTTGTCTGAGCGATACCAATGACATTGACGGCACGATACACAGATGGATTAGCCGACGATTGGCTGTCCGCACCAAAAAAGAACCCGTTGATCGAGATTGTAGTATCAACGGTCGCTGTTTTAAGATCATAAGCCATTGCGCCACCTTATTCCAAAAAGTCGAGCATGTAGAGCGTTTTCGCGTAAATGGCACATATACCCTGCAACTCATTTACAAGCTGCGGATCGCCCTTTGTGATCTCTTGGATATTATCCAGAAGCCACTGACGCTGCGCGCGGATTTCATCAGAAGGCAAATTGGAGCGAATAGCCGTCGGATTAATCTCCCCGATCAGTCCAAACAGTCCTTGATATTGCTCTACGAAGGGATCGACCGCATCAAGGATCGCATCATAGAAGTAGCCAAAAGCACGATGAGCCTCGCCATTTCTGGTCGCCCAATGGCGCAAATGCGCATAGTCGCGCAGCGCAAACACGCGCGCGATCATTTCCTCGATCATTTAGGAGACTCCAATTATCCGATTCGATACCACTTAGTCGTGGCAGTCCTGTAGACAAAGGTATAGATACTACCGGCGGAAGGATTACCCGGAGCAATAGCTATTGTGGTTCCGCTTGATGGCGTCCACGTCAAAGTAGTGACTGCACTTACAAAGCTCAATCTCAGCAACTGCCCGTCTAGCGGAGATGCAGGAAATTGGATTGTCAGAGCAGATACCGTTGAACCGGGCTCATGTATCAAAAGCGGCGTGTCTGCTGATAAGGTAACAGTGCCAGAAGTAGCGGTGCTGTATTGAATGCCAGTAAGTCTTATGGCGCCACCTGTCACCGACGGAGCTATTGTTACGAACGAACCATCGTGATCAATATAGGCACGATCCGTGAGCGTCGTTGAACCGTTTGCCGTAGTCGCAAACACAATCTTGACACCGTGAGCAGTGGCCGTCCAAGCCTGCGTGGCGACCATTCTGATCTGGGCGCGAGGACCGGAAGAATATGCAGATACGCCATACCCAAGAACGTCGAATGTTCCAATAGTGTCGCCTGAAGCAATAGCAGATGCAGCAGCGCTGGTGATATTTGCACGGCGAAGGCGAATACCGGGGATACCGCCGAAGCCGTCAACTTCCATGAACTGGTTGGCTGATGTTCCGTTGCCGATCAAGCGATAGATATATCCAGCGTCAGCATCCGGTGGCGATGTAACCGCTGTTGTATTTGCTGAAATAGTAAGAGGTGCGGCAAAAGCCGCTGTTACATAGGCTTCAATAATAACACCAAGCGAACGGCAATCTGATTTCGCAACCTGTTTAACGCCAGAGCCGGAATTTCCGTCAGTGTTATAGTCTCTAAAAGCACTGGAAAATGCGGTGGATATTGTTCCCATTGCGGATAATTCCTTACGGCACTGTTATTGATAGCGGATCAGACCATGATGATGTTTGACCATTAAGCCCAACATAACGCATTCTCGTAGTCACGACTGTTCCAGTTCTGAGGTATGGCGTTCTCAAAGTGCTGCGATCCAGACTTATTGTGTAAGGTACAAACGTCACGCCGCCATCAACTGAATACTGACCATCAACCTCAAGCGTTTGCTCTTGCTGCAATGCGTTTTCGTAAATATACGAGTCGCCGCCTGTGTTATCATATGAATTTACGTCAACCGACGTTTTTATATAACCGCCATTCACGCCATCGTTGATGGTTGTGACATTTATAATAGACGGAGGATTTATGCTTGTCAGGGCAACTATCTTTAAAGCGCTAACCGGATCAACTGACGGCTTATCATCAGCAAATACGCTGTCATCAATTTCTCGCAAAGTGGCCTGCCATTGACGAAGCGACCCATCAGGGGTCAACGCTTCGACGCGCCATGTTCCAGACAGGCCAAAGTTTGGCGCATTCAACCCAATAACACGCTGCTTAATCGCAAGCATACCGCGCGGGCCAAGCGTTATCGTAACCTTCTTCTTTCCGTTAATACGGCGCGCATGTCTTTGTGCAAGGCGGTATGCCTGATTGGCTGATGGCACCATATCAAACGAGATTGAACTGATCTTTTTGCCCACCGAAAGCTGCGAGTCAGCATCCACCCATACAGGAGCTTCAAACTTCTGATAGCCCTGTCTTGGCTCCGTATAGGTGATATGAAATTCATTAATGGCTTCTGATGCGGCCTCGACAAATTCTTCCATAAATGAGCTTATATCCGTTTCGTCAAATACGACTGCCGGTTCTTCCCACTTGCCGATCCACATCGTAAACCGGCCATCTTTATCAATTGCGTAGGTTCCGTCACATGACGCCATAATATTTGACAAAAACTCACGCGGCGAACTGTTAAAATAATATACGCCGCTAATTCTTGCGAATGGCTCGTAAGTCGTATTGCCGCCGCCAAAATAGTTTTTGGTGGTCTCTTTTAATACATCACAATCATTAGCAGCAACGGCTATTGCATCCCAATCGACACCCTTTATAGCGGTCATATTGTTTTCGATAAGCCACGAAATAAAGTGACCAGCGACAAGCGCGGGATTATCTGAATATTTCCATGTAATATTAAAAAGCGTCCATTTTCCTGTTCTGGGATCAATATATTCCTGTTCGTTTATTCTTGGGTCATATACACGCGCGCCGCGAACAACTACAGACCACTCCGGCCAAGCGTTCGGAAAGTATTTTAATCTATTAGATGTGCCTCCCGGATTATTTGACGCAAATGTATAAAGACAACAAATTCCCTTGCCGAGATAATTATTGCCCCATAGACCAGACGTTGCTGTGCCAGAATATGAAGGCATAAGAGAATTTAGAATATATGAGCTATAACCTTCTTCTGAGGAATATACAGGCTCAAAAGCAACGCAAGATGCATCTTTAATATTTAATTCAACAAGGCTAGTTGTTGTATATGATTTTGTAACAACAACCCATTTCCAAGAAGCACTTTTACAATATAGTCCGTTAGACCATCCATATTCATCGCATGTATATTGATATTCTAGGAAATCATAATAAGTTGTCGTGGACACCGTGCTGAAATTGCTTCTAATGTATTTCGTGCCGCTCAACGGCACATAGACGTTATCATTACCGTCCAAGGAATTTGCAGAACGACCATTGCCCGTTGATCCAGCAGTAAACGCTTCGTCATCGCATAGAACCGCGTCAAAGCCGTCAATCAGGCCGTCGCAGATATAAATGCCCTGATACAAATTCAGAGCGGTAAACGTATTCGGCGTAACCGATTTATCAACGACCAGATCGGTTTCGTAAAAGAAGTAGCTGCCCGCAGTCTTTGTCCGGCCAAAGATAAAGCAACGCGGAACGTCGGACTGGCGGATCGTTTTCTTTAGCGGGACAGGCGGTGCGGCTTTAGGCGCAGCCGCTTGGCTGGATGCTTGCTGTTGAGCAAGGATAAACGGGAGCCATGACGCCGCGCCGCCGCCGCTGCCACCTATCAGATATTGTGCGCCCATCAGACCGACCGAAGCCGCCGCCGACACCGCCCCGAATACAGAAGCCCCCGCCGCCCATGCTAGGCCGCCCGTAGCCAGCCCCGCCGCCGCTATGCCTAGCCCTGCGGCTACCTTGCCGATTACCTTGCCCACGGTAGCCCCCAAGCCCGCAGGATCGTCGGTTTCCAGACCGCTAGACGGCCAAAGGATCGAACCACCCCGAAACCGCCTTCTGTGATAACGCCCAAAACGGGCGAACCGTCCGGCTGCTCAAAAACAGCGACATCGCCAGCGCCGCCTTTAGACGGCTTCAGGCCCATAAATTCAGCCGCTAGGGCCATCCCCATTTCAGGGCCATGATCCATCCACCAGCGGCGGGATTGGCTATCAGTGGGCGTCTCTTTGACGCCATTGGCCCGCAGCCAAGCGTAGACTAGCGAATAACAGGGCGTGATCTTGGTTTCTTGCGCCCGCGCCAGATCAAGAGGCGTCATTGCGACCAAAGCACCGTCTGGCGTCCGGCCAGCAAAGCCACCCGCTCAAACACCTTGTCGCCGGGATATTTCCGCTGCTGATCCTGATCGGTCATGTAGGAGGTAAGCGGGACGTTCTTCGTGTAGAAAAGCGGCTCCGCAGTCACCGTGATCGACATGGTGCGGGCTTCGCCATCAACGGCAAGCTGCGCCTTCTCCATCAAATACAGTTCGACCAAATAGGGGTCGTCCAGCGGTTGCCAATTCTCGTCAAAACATAGGATGTAAACGCCACACCGCTTGCCCCTGATTTCCGAAGCCTGCGCGCGGGTAAGAGCCATCAGTTCTGGATCAAGGCCGGAAAGCGTGATCGTCACCGGCTCAATCGAAACGATAGCCGAAGCCTGAACGCCATCTATGGACGCCAGTTCGCCAAGGCCAAGCCATTCCGTGTTATCTGCGGCGGTAAAAGTCCCGCGCCCCGTCCAGCAGCGTATCGTCTCGCTGGCAAACTCAAACTTGACGCCCAACGCAACGTGAACATTTCTACCCGAAACCATCTCTTGAACGGTCTTGGAGAAAAAGACTTCTGGCGTCACCAGTTTGCCTCGATGAAATCGACCGACACGCG